CCAAATTTTGCAGTAACTCCATCGAACAGATAATGAGTAGCCAGTGGTTTGGTTACTACAAAATTTGGTGTAGTATCTGATAAAAATGCTTCGTCTTGGAATTGTAGTACCAAGAAACGCAGCATAGATGTTAGGCTAGTTCCAGTATCAAATTCATTTCTAATATCATACTCACCAAATAATGCCATACCAGCAGGATGAATTAGTGTTTTAACTGCAGAACGATATGCCTCTAACTTTTCATCAATCTTAACAACATATGAGAATGCTTGATAGAATCTACTGTCTTGAATGTAAATAGCATCATCCAAGAAACCTAAGTTGCTTGTATAATATCCTGGATATTTTGCAAGAGAACCAAGAGTGATTTTAATAATCGCTGGCTCGTCTGCATCTAAAATAGCATACTTGTTATCAACGAAAAATTCACGAATGACATCACCAACGTAAGTACCATCCCAATAATCAGTAGTATTATAATCTGTTGTATTAATAATACCTTGTTCAAAGAAGCCATTCGTAGTTTCATTGAGTGTGACATTATAACTAGGTGCTGCACCACCGATAGTTAATGCAGTAGACCCAGCAGATGTTACTGAAAGTCCAGCCTGTGGTAATATAGTTGCTGTAAAATCTGTTGCGTAATTGATTCCGTATTTAACGAATTCAATACTATTGATTCCTCCAACGGAATCTATACCAGAGACTTTTAAGATCGATCCCGCACCATCACCATTTTTAATCTCATACAAATCACCCAACCTAAAGCGTTTACCCTTTTGCTGGATAGTTACTTTTGAGGTAGTTGATAAAATTGTCGCATCAAAAGTATCTTCATAACGAATTCTATCTCCTGGAGAAATATTTCCAAAGAATTTACGATCAATAAAGAATTCATAGATACCATCTGCAATTAAAACTATACGGTCAATCTCAACTTCAACATATTGTCTTCTATCAATCTGAAGTCTAATAGTTCTGTTCGGTGTGACTACATCAACTACTCTACCGATAATAGCATCTGGATTACCAGCGTTGACTCTGGCAAAAATTGATACGTCTTGATTCCATCGACCATCAGAGGCACGAAGCATCTGACGTGATGGATATTCTAATGTTACATCTTTATTAAAAAGAACTCTGAATAAGAATTTAAAAGATGCCTCACTACCTTTAGCAAGGTAATGGTCTTTCATGTGTTGTAATAAAAATCTTTCATCTATTACAGGATTTGGAAAATTTACAGCAACTTCATTTCTAAAATACTTAATGAAAGATTCTAAAGTTGTATCAATATCGCCAATTGTTTTTAAATCATTACCATTTGTGTTTTCCAGATACTCATAGTATGCTTCTAAAAAGGCGACAAATGTCTGATTATCCTCCCTGACGAACTCAGGGAGTTGACTAGAAACTAATGATGATAACGTACGACGATTAATTGACATTATGAACGACTAGTAGTGAATGTGTAATTTTTACCTGCACGAAGATCGCCATTGGCAGTTTTATCAACGATTGCTGTTACGGTTAAATGATCTACGGCAATTTGTGCGATTTGAGTAAAGGCAGAAACCACATCATTTGAAGATGGTTTAATACTAATCTCAAAGTCAATGTCAGCAAGTCCTGTAATATTTAGATTCTTTATATTAATCTTACCAGCTGCATAATCAACAGTTCCAATTGAATAGTTAGTGATAATATCTTGTGCGTCTGTAGTTGTTGTTCCGACTGAACGATAGAAAAGTATCATATTACCAAGACCATCATCGCTTAGATAGTGAATATTATCGCTTCCTTGAATATAAAATCCAGTGGAAGTGACGGAGTCTTCAGCGGAACCAGAACTATAAATTGGGTTAATAACATCAATGTTATACTCAGCAGAAATTCCGTATCTTGGTGATATATTTCTTCTCAATTTTACAGTTGTGATGTTGTTTGTAATAGACTGTTCTGATGCATCAATTAAACGACTTAATTTAGAGTAACGGAATACACTTTCAAATTTCTGCAAATCAGATTCATTATAGTCTAAAATAACTTGACGAACGATAGATTCAATGTCAGTTGAAGTGTAACCTGTTTCTCTGTCGTTATAATACACTGTAACATTTAGTGCAATATTAAGTTCCTCAGCATCAACAATTTCTGGTGTGATTGAAACAATATTTTTCGTTTCTAAAATTGTGTTTATAATATTTGATTTTTGCTGAAGAGTTAACTTACCTGCAGTTTTTGGCTTAACTGAAATGTATGTTTTGCCATAGATAGGTGGATCATTGTCCTCACCACCCCAAACTGCAACTGATGCAGCTTCTGGAAAATTAGCATAAATTAATGCACGATAATCATCTGGAGTTACTGCACGATTCTGAGCAGCATATGTTCTTGGTGCATTAAATCTTATACTTGCGATATCCTCAACTATTCCACCGCCAGTAGCTGGTGACGTAGTTGTGACTGAAACATTTGCTCCACTATAAAGAGTGGAACCATCGTATGAAAATAGTGATGCCTTATTTGCAGCAGTTAAACTAGAAACAAAATAACTTATGTGAACTACGTTGCCGTTTTCCAATGCCTTACCAAGAATGCCATTACCAAATGTTAATTCATATAAACCATCATCAATTTCTTTAACAAAAAATATTTTTGATGTTGCATTTGCTTCTATAACAGAAGTGGAAATAGTATAAGTGGTATAATTCGATGAGGTTGCGTTTTCTTGAATACGAACTTTAACAGTTGCCAAGTCAATATTTGCATTTGGAATGATATATCTTACACCAGCAGCCACTGTGTATTTAAAGTTTAATGGTGACCCTTCAGTAAGAACGACATTGGGAATTGAATAGTTTGTTGATGCACCAACTGCAGTATATTCCTGAGTGGTATAAAATGCATAAGAATTACCGTCAACAGTTGTATTAAATTGTGTAAACGCTGGAACTGTGACAACAGATGGTCCAGTAGATGGAGATGTAATATTTAAAGTTACTGTGGCAGTTGCACATTTTGCTGAATTTGGAGTATATCCAAGTAGCTTGGCAAGGGAAACTACAGATGATCTTTTACTTGCGGAATCAAGAAACATCTCGTTCACAGCAAGGTTAGTATAGATACCATTATAGTGAGTGTTATAAGCCAGAACATCTAGAAGAATCGATAGTCCTGATCCTTCAAAATCATAGTCAGAAAATACATCCTGACCTTTTAGATATTCTTTTAGATTAGCCTTAATGTTATCAAAATCTAATTCTGAAACGCTAATTCTTTTATTGTTGGATGCCATTATCGTGTTCTCTCTAGTGCTAGATCGAGAGTAATAGGTCTCTCGGTATTTACTATTTTAAAGTTTAATGTGATATAGACTGCGTTTTCGTCTAGCGAATCGTTTACTAATACGTCTATAATGCTCACTCTTGGTTCAAAGTTATTAATCACGTCCACGATTGCTCGTTTCAACATAACTGTAAACATTGGTCCAGGAAGTTCAAACATCAATGCTCTGATAGGAGAACCTATCTCGCTATGAAATGGACGCTCAAAATTTCGAGTGAGAAGAAGGTTTTTAACCGATGCCTTAATGGCATTTTCATCGTAACGACGTACAATATCCTTATTCACTGGGTGAGCAGTAAAATTTAAGTCTAAATCCGAAAATGTTCTTGTATTTCTTGACATATTATTATTTAGTCTATCCAATAAACGAATCTTGCGATCCTTCAGCTATTGTGTCTCCACAGGCAATATCGTCTCCGATTCGAGCGACTTTTATACCTTCAAAATAGAACGTGGAGGAAGATGATGATACTTTTCGAGCAGAGGTCGGATGGGTAGTAGTTCCGCAGGTATGTGCCTGATACTGAGTAGTCCCGAGTAATTGAATAGGTTTACCATTAAAAAAAGACGTGGTTGTGTATGGTCCAACTGCTGCAGTCGGAGGGAAACATCCATGTCCTGTTGATTGTTGGGCTTCTAATGATACGGCTGGCATTATCTACTCTGTGTTAAAGTTACTAATTGTTTTAATAGGGTTTGTCCTGTTGACCAGTTCAAATCTCGAATGTTTATCGTATAACTTTTAGAAGCAACTACTTGTAGGTAAGTCGGACTCACAGGATTATTATCGATAGCTTGTGCAATGTAATTTCTAATAATACTTCTAGATGTATCAGCCTTAAACGATAGAGTTTCATAGACTTCTGAGTTAGTCACCTTGTCCCATGCTCCATTATCTGGATCAGTCACTGCAGTTTTTATTTCTTTTCCAAAAGTCTTGTACTGAATAGTATCATTAAAAACTCTTTTAAAATAACCAGCAATAATCCCTGGATCTCCTGCAGTAAGTGAAACCGTAGCAGGATTCGTTTCTTGTGGCACTATTCTAACATTATATCTAACTTCTTCCGTGGCTTCTGTTGGGGGATCCGCTAAAGGATCCGCCTCAGTCGCTGGAATAATATATGTAATACTATGACTGAATGATTGTAATTCAGTGTATGGTCCAAGTTCAGTTGTTGTTGGATTCCATGCCATATTAAACTTTACTTGGTCTCCATAGACCAACTAATGATCCATTTCCTGGTGTTCTATAACCACCTGGCCAAGATAGGGAAACATCTCCGTCAGATGGATTATTTGTCTTAGCCTTTGGTGTTTGATTACCACCAACAAAAGATAATGCACCACTTTTATTTGCGTACACAAAGTTTACGTGTCCATAACTCCATAGAGCGATATCTCCAGGTTCAGCTTGAGAGAAGTCTGTGATTGGTGTTGCTTTCCATCTATCTGGATTCGATTTAATTGCTCTGGCACCAGCTTCTTGAACATAACGATATCCACACTGCTTCAATGACCAGTTCACAAAACCCATACACCATGCAGTTTGATCTGTGGTCCAGTATGGATTAGTCTTAGAATATCCAAGGTCAGCCCAAATACGAGTAATATTTGCGTTACTTGGTGCACCACCTTGTCCTGTTTCTCTCCAATAGCCAGACTCTGCCAACTGAAGTTGCTTAGTGAGGAATTGATATAAGTCAGAAGAAGTTGCACCAGCAATTAAACTTGCGCCATTCTCATCTGTCTTTGGTGTTCCAGCATAGTTTTCTTTAACTCCACCTGCAGCAGCTTCTGGGTTTTTATATTTAGCTGGTGTTGCAATGTAGTCATCAACCAACTTCTGATTCTCGTCATTGAGAGTATATTTTAAATCTACAGGTGGGCTTGGTCTAACTGGAGTAGATAAAGTGCCAAATTGATCTGGACGTCCATCAGTAAAATCTGGAGCAGTTATTGCCAATGTAGAATCTTCAACATCATTGCCACCTGCAGCAGAACCTTCTTGTCCATGGAACTCTGCGCCATCTACATTAACATTACCACCTGCTTTTATGTTTTGTATACCCACTGCTTCTAAGAACATATCAGCATTTGCTTTAATACTTGTGCTTTGTAACGATTGTATGTTAAGTTCAGAACCTGCTTTGACAGAAGTCACTGCAGCAGATTCTACCATGATAGAACTATTACCTTTAATGGTAAAATCACCATCAACTTGTAAATTGTAATCACCACCAACGACCATATTGAGGTCGCCACCGATACCAATATCGGCATTATTGTTTAGATTGATCGTTGATGGTCCATCTACTTGAATATCAGCTGCACCTTGTACAAGGATGTTTACGCTATTACCAACTGTTATATTACAAGCACCACCGATATAGATTGCACCATTTCT